ACATCGCAAAAACCAATTATTGGTAATTTTGATGACTTAACTAGACAAAAGCGAAAAGTTATAGATGTTTATAGTCACAATGAAGCTAGTAGTGATAGTTTAAATACTCTTTTTACAATTGAACAAACATTAGCCCAGCAAACATATTTTAGTTATGCGATGGGTAACTACGGTTTTGATTTAGTTAGTTGGTATATCTTAAAACAATGGTTAGAGACACGCGAAAAAATGCTCTCGACAAAACGCTATTTTACATTTAATGAAAGAACTCAACATTTAAATTTAATACCAGAACCTAAAACTGGTGAGCGGTTTTACGGTTGTGTGAGTTGTTATGTAGAAAAACCTATTAGAGATATAATTAAAGAACCGTGGGTGTTTCAATATGCATTAGCTTTAACTAAAATTACATTAGGTCGAGTGCGTGGTAAGTTTGGTAACGCTCAATTGTTCGGAGGTACTAATTTAGATACATCTATTCTTCAAGAAGGTTTACAAGAAAAGAAAGAGCTTGAAGAGATGATGACAACTGGCAGCACTACAGGGTTTGGTGATGGGGCTCCTCCAATGTTTTTTGTCGGGTAATGGCTCTTCACAAAAAAGGTGATTTCAAAAAAGGCATATATCGTCCGATATATAAACAAAAGTTTTTAGGCAAAAAATTCCCGCAATACAGAAGCTCGTGGGAGCTTCACTTCTTTAAATGGTGCGATTATAATCCTAATGTATTAGAATGGACAAGTGAAGGTATTATAGTCCCTTATGTAAGTCCTATAGATACTAAGACTCATAGATACTTTGTTGATAATAGCTTAGTGTTAAATGAGCGAGGAAAAAAGCGAAGGTACTTAGTAGAGATTAAACCATACAGTCAAACTCAGCGCCCAGTAATGCGTGGTCGTAAGAAACAAAGTACATTTTTACACGAGCAGGCTACATATGATGTTAATCAAGCGAAATGGAGAGCCGCTAAGCAATGGGCGGATGATCACGGTTATAAGTTCCTTATTTTAACAGAAAGAGAACTATTTAGCGGAAAAAGCGCAAAGAGATAATAAATAATTTATAAGATTATGTCATTTAAGTTACTTGTCGAAAAAACAGACCCGCAAGAGTTTGAGTATATTCTCGAAGAGAAGAATACAAAAGACGAACCGAGGTTATATATTAAAGGACCATATATGATGGCAGATGGGGTTAATAAAAACAAACGCATATATGATCTTGATAATATGATTGAGGAAGTTGCGCGGTACGAAAAAGAAATGATTAAAAACGATCGCGCGATGGGAGAATTAAATCACCCTACTACTGCTGATGTAGATCTCGAAAGGGCTTGTCATATCGTTACTGAAATGAAACAAGAAGGCAGTATTTTTATGGGTAAGAGTAAGGTACTACAAACTCCGTGCGGAGAAATTGTTCGTAAACTAGTTACTGATGGTGTAAGAGTTGGTATGTCTTCTAGGGCATTAGGCAAAATTGATCAAGACGGTGAAGTTGGTAAAGTAAGCGAAATGAAGCTAGTAGCTATTGATTGTGTTGCTGATCCATCTTATTCTGATGCCTTTGTAAATGGGATTTTAGAATCAAAACAATGGATTTTAAATAAAGAGGGTGCATTTGAAGAGCATTATGATAACTTCGAAGCTAGCTTAAAGGAACTGCCGCGTAAAGATGTTAATGATTTCTTAACGGAAAAAATTATTGCGTTTATCCGAAATATATAAGAAAAATAGCGAAAAGAATATAAATAATTAAGATGGATCAAAAACAAGACATCAAAAGTTTTATTTCTAATGTAGTAGATAAAAACTATGCAGCTGCAAACAAAAATTTGCAGTCTGTTGTTAACGCAAAACTCAAAGAGAGGGTTGCAAAAGCTAAAAAGAAAAATTTATTTTAAGATCATGAGCAAGATATCTGATTTATTACAAGAAGTTGGGAAAGACGTTCTTACAGAAGAAAGTCTTGAGCAAATTGAAACAGTCTTCAATGAAGCTGTAGACCAAAAAGCTGAAGAACGCGCTCAAATCGCGACCGAAGCAGCGCTACAAGTACAAGACGACGAACACTCGAAGAAACTTGAAGAGCTCTTGGAAGCAATAGATAAGGATCACGCGAAAAAACTCGAGAAAGTTGTCGAGGCTGTTGACGCCGACAGAACACGTAAGCTCAAAAACATTATTCGTAAGTATCAGACATCTCTTAACGAAGAAGCTAATGGCCTCAAAGACACAGTTGTTGAATCTGTTTCAGATTATCTTGACTCATATATTAACGAAGCGATTCCAACTGAGACAATTGAAGAAGCTACTAAGAATCGTCGCGCCATGGAGGTCTTAGAACAATTCCGCAAGACATTATCAGTTGATATGGTACTTGCTAATGAATCTATCAGAGAAGCTGTTAAGGATGGTAAAGCTACTATTGAAAAAAGTAAAAAATCTCTTGCTGAAATGGCTGAATACAACTCTGATCTTAAAATTCAGTTAGAAAGCACTCAGAAGGAATTATTCTTAGAAAAGAAACTAGCTGGTTTTGAAGATAAGAAATCTAATTTCATTAGAAAGACGTTTGCTGATAAAGAGTTGTCTTTCATCGAAGAAAATTTTGACTACACAGTAACAATGTTTGATAAGAAAGCTCAAGAAGCTCTCGAGGTTATCAAAGAAGAAGCTACTAAAGAGTGTAAAGCACAGGAAGCTGAAGTAGTTGTAGAAGAGAGCTCATCTACACCTAAAACAGCGACCGAACTTTATGCTCAAGAGCTTGCAAACATGAGACTGTAAAGTAGTCTAAAACTACTGTTGAGGTATTAATTACCTGATTCTCCAATGCAAAGGAAAACAATAAACTGAAAGGAAATTATAAATTATGAACGAAGAAAAAACTCGTCCTAATCAAAATTATATCGATAATAATCGAGCTCAACAGTTGTTGGAGAAGTGGAGTCCTGTTTTGGACTATACCTCTGGCAAAGTTGACAAAATTGAAGACGCTCATACGCGTTTGAACACCGCCATCCTTCTTGAGAACCAAGAAGAATGGTGTTTGAAGGAATCCAACACGTCTGTTGACGGTTCGTTTGGTACAAGCATTAATAATGCTCAAGGTGGTGCTGGTTATTCTAGTACCGATACATATGCTACTGGTGATGCCCGCTTGCCGAAGATTCTTATTCCGATGATTCGCCGTACATTCCCTGAGTTGATCACTAATGAGATCGTTGGTGTTCAGCCCATGAGTGGACCGGTTGGTCTCGCATTTGCTCTTCGCTACAAGTACAGCAACGAGAAGCTTGACGGTACATTCCATGCCGCTGGTACAGGTGTTGAACCTGCTTCTGGCGCAACTGGTGGTAATGTTGCTAACGACGCTAAAGGCGGTCAAGCAGCAGGTGAACTCGGTCATAACTACCTTGGTTCGTCTGTAACTGGTCAGTTGTCTGCTATGACAGGTGATCCTAGCTACGCCACGTCTACGTTGTCTGCAGATTCACCTTGGTTGTCTGCTGCTAATCCGTTTAACGATGCTGACGAAGGTCTTGCTGCTCTTACAAGTTCTTTTGAGCTTGATAACGCTAAGGACGCTCCTACCGTTGAACTTAGTTTCGAAAAGACAGCTGTTGAAGCTGGTACTCGTAGATTAGGTGCTCGTTGGTCGGTTGAGTTAGAGCAGGATCTTAAGAACATGAACGGTATTGACGTTGACGCTGAGTTGACCAATGCTATGTCTTATGAGATCCAGGCTGAAATCGATCGTGAAATGATCATTCGTATGATTCAGGCCGCTCTTAAGGGTGGTGAGCAAACTGGTTACACAAGTTTCCATATTGCTTCTGCTGATGGTCGCTGGATGGCTGAGCGTAATCGCGCTTTCTACCAGAAGTTGATCGTTGAGTCTAACAGAATTGCTGTACGTAACCGTCGTGGTTCTGCTAACTTCATCGTTGCTACTCCTCGTGTCTGTGCTATTCTCGAGATGCTCCCTGAGTTCTCTTGGATGACTGTTGACGGTAACGTCAATACACAGCCAGTTGGTGTTGCTAAGGTTGGTAACGTTGGTGGTCGTTTTAACGTCTATCGCGATACTCGTACCGAAGCTCAGTACAACTTAGGTAGTGGTGAAGCTGATCGCGTTGAGTACGCATTGCTTGGTTATAAGGGCCCTGAGTACTATGATACTGGTATCATTTACTGTCCTTACATTCCTGTAATGGTACAGCGTTCAATCGATCCTAATTCCTTCTATCCGAAGGTCGGTATGTTGACACGCTACGGTGTTGTCGATCACCTCTTCGGTGCTACAAACTACTACCACGTAGTGTTTGTTAAAGGTCTTGGTCAATCGTTTGATCCGACTGGTGACGCCGCTGTATACTTCTAATCTGAAGTATATATACAAATTAAGAGCGCCCGAAAGGGCGCTCTTTTTTTTGTATATGATGAATAAGGATTATTGTCTCAATGTCTTGATCCACGGAACCTTATGATCCCAAAAGAACTCATCAATTAAATATTCATGAGTAGTTCTAATAGGGTTAATGTCCCAACCACCTCGTCGTACATATAAACATGCTACCATAAGGGACCGTGGCTCAAAAGTATTATTCAACCTAGTGAAAATAGTCTCACAAATCTCTTCGTGAAAATGACACTCATCTCTAAAAGAGATAATATATTTTAACAATTCTTTGTCAGATGGATGTCTAGTACCTTCAAGAGAGATAAACACATCACCCCAGTCAGGCTGAGAGGTAACACGACAATTACTCTTAAGTAAGGATGACATTACTTTGTAAGGCTTATTAGTAGAGTTCAAATGCTTTGTCTCTAACAAGCTAGCAGTTTCGCTATATACATCTACGTAATAACTCTCTGCATCAATCTCATCAGTATTTTCTAATCTCTTATAGTTCTTATCAGTAAAAGGATTATCATTACTAAATGTATCACTTGTAGGAAATACAGTAACTCTTACATCGGTCTGAAGATACTTACTCAAGTCTTTCGATGCTGTATCTTCTAGATTCTTAATTACCTTATCAAATGTATCTCCCATCTTAGTCATATTGAATGTATTCCAATACAACTTCATAGATTTAGATTCAACGATATACTTACTATCAGAAGGATATACTACTTTAGCAACCCCACAAACAGGAACACCATTATTAGTTAATGCTGATACCTCGTAACCATTCCACACATCACAACCAATAAAAGGTAAGCTCTTTTCTTTAATGCCTAAGTGCTTACGATTACTCGATCGTGGTTCTCTCACTAACAGACTTGCATCATACTCAGATTTATACTGACTAGATTGTCCTAAGTGCTTACTAATATTTTTATTATCTAGTTTTGACATCTTCAATAATCTCTTTCATCTTATTATATCTACTTTCTACACTTCCTTCCAGTACATAAATATTAGGATACTTACCTAATATCAATTCTTCATATAGTTTGATAATTTGACTTCTAAAACTTTCACTCATAGACCTTTCTCCGTCATTGATAAGAGAAACATCATACGGATTAGTATAGAAGATACAATCATACTTTTCTATATATCTACCTAATGCATAACTAAACATTTTATCTACGAACTCATTTACTTTACCTTGTGTTCTAAAATATCTAGTATAAACAAAACCATCTACTATACAACGATCTAAGATATTATTCATATCTTTACCGCTATAAGTAAATAAATTTTGAATATGATCAGCAAAAATAGCTAACTGCGTATCATTATAGTTTGAACCATCGTCGTTGATCTCAAAACCACCGCGACGAATACGCCTAGTAACCTCATCGACTGAGCCCCACGCATTTGACTCTAAGAATTCGCGCAACAGAGTAGTTTTACCACTACTCTGCGCGCCTGTAAAAGAAACTAACATTATTTACCCCAGACACCATTATCGACTATCTGAGCAATTTTGCAATATAAACTTGAATCTTTCCATGCATCTTGAATAGGTTCATTAGCAGCTTCAGCAGTACGTTTCTTAATGATGAGATTAATGAGTCTCTGTACTTTATCATTAACACGGAATACTAGTCCAGCTTTAGCAACTAAACGGCCATCCGGTTTAGATAAGTCCTGACCTACAGAAATATTAGTAGGACCGTAGTCGTATTGCTTATTAATAAATAGCTTGTATTCTTCTTCGAGAAGATCTCTCAACATTGCACATGTTTCAGGATAATCATTCTCTACTTCCGCCTTGATTTCAGTGTAATCTTTCATTTAAAAATTTTATCCAAAGTTTTGTAGATTCAACATGAAGAGCCTTTTCTAGTTCTTCATATGTATTAAAGTTATTATCTATAATTGCATTTGCAACAATAGGCCCATCATCGAGCTCGGGCGTTACCTTATGAATAACGCACCCAGCTCGATCATGTTTTGCTTCCCAAGCCTTTTTCTGAGGGTTAAAGCCTTTTAATTCTGGATAGATATCAATAGCACCTGGATGACCATTATAGATGTTTGACGATCTAGTAAAGTCAGGAGGTAATATTCTCAGATAACCATGAAGAGTGACAAATACATCTTCCTTCCAATCATCATTAAGAATAGAATAACTTAAAGCATCTGCTGCTTTAAGATAATCCATCTCTTTTGGCCATTTAGGTAATCGTACAAACGGAAGATCCTCAGTTGATCTCTTATATATTAATTCAATATTTGTACCTTTATCTTCTTGTCTATTAGTTACAATAAGATCAGGCCATCTTTTGGTCTGTTTAGAGATGTTTACAATTTCAGAACCAGTCTGACTATAAAATGCTACCCACTTCATTACCAATATCTTCTTTTAATAATTCTTTTGAATTGACTTGTATTATACATGATACGCTCTACTGCATCTTCATCAGGTTGCGCTCCAATTAAGTCAGCTAACAGCTGGGATGGTTTATGATCTAGTCCAAAGTCAGCATTATAGGTATACCCCAACAACCCGGCAACAACAGGATTAGATGTATCTAAGCTTCTAATATTATAGATGTTATTATCTACATACCACTTAAATTCAGTTGCGAGAGACGCGCCTAATAAATGATGAGGCTTGCTCCAATCCCACTCTCCTTCGTCAATCAATCTCTTAACTAGATTCTGACGACCAGTAGCTTGTCTTTTTAATTTAGCATTATTATCACATACATGACTAATACCTGTTACATGATACATGCTGAAATCAAAACTGATAGCAACGTAATCAGCGTTATTTCTCATAAAGCGATAACAATCTACTACCTCTGACCAAGTTTCACCTTGAACTGCACCGATTCTAGCCCCAGGTAAGTTCCCATAATTAGATACAAACCCTTGAAAGTTTGATATTGTTGCTGGTCCGTTTTCAAGAACATCAGGTACGATGTAATAGTTAGGTTTAATCTTCTCACACCAAACAGCATATTTATCTGCATCAAATGCTTCTTTTAGTTCGAAAATAGAATTATCTAAGAGAATTTCACCATTAGGTACTTTAGCTCTATATTTTTCTAGAAACCATTCTTTATATTCTTCTTGTTCTTCCATTAGATGGACTAAACAATATTGATAATCATTGTATTCTACCGATTCTGGTAGGAGAGCTATAGGAGATTCGTGCGATACCTTAATCGTCATACTTTTATTATAGTGGTTTCACTATAAAGATCAAGTAATAAATAATTATATGGCTTTCAGCTTTGATACTCTTGTTAATGATCAGAAGCAATCCGCAATAGATATTACGGATGCGATCACTCCTAGGCAAGTAAAGCAACTTGGAGCTGCATATAAACAAGGTCTTAACGCTTCTCCGAAACAGGTCATTAATGAGACGTTAGGGGAGTTTACTGGAATAGATTTTAGTCAGACTGCAGGTATAGATGGTCTAGGAGCCAAAGCAAAGGATTTTATTCAATCTAAAGGAGCAGATTTAGCAATGCAACTAGAGCAACAAATACTTGGTTGTATTAATACTGCGATAAGAGACTTAATGAATAAACACCCTGAGGTTGATTTTATATTAAACTTCGAGGATAGAATAAATGGTATATTAGGGAAGTTTCGTAATAAATTAGAACGAAAGATTGACGAAGAGTTGCGTAAGTTAACTTATCAAAAACTTAAAGTTCAACAAATTGCTCTATTCAAGCAGAGATTAAGATTAAAAATTAAAAATATATGTCCTGCTGCGACTCCAGCTAGTGTTGCTGAGGTACAAGACTTTAATAATAAGATAAAAGGATTAATTAATAGAAGAAAAGCTACTAACCAACCAATAGATACAACACCTACATTAAAGCAGGAGAAAATATCTGAACCAAAAACGGAATCTAAAACTCAAAATCAGACACCTCCGGAACCTATTAGTGAGAAAGCAAAAAAAGAATATAAAAAGGAAAGAGTTGCTGCTAAAATTGCAAAAGAAAAAGCACAAGAACTTAAAGTAGAGGTAGAAGAAGAAACTAAAAAGCAATTAGAGCAACCAGAAGCTCTTACTATAGAAGATTTATTAATTAGAACCGAAGGTACACCAGCAATAGAAATAGACGTTTATCCAAATCAATGAGCATATTTGTCAACGCAACTCCAGATTCAGACAAAGATCAATCCAAACAATATTTTGGTAACTATCTTGGTATAGTTGTACAAAACAATGACCCTGATAAAGCAGGTAAAATTAAAGTATGGGTACCTCAAATCTCTCCTACAGTTTATGACAACTGGGACAATAAAGACACATCTAAGAGCTTTAAGTTTATCGGTAAGAATTTAGATAGTGATCTTACTGATATTATAGAAGATTTAAAAAAGGTTCTCCCATGGGCTGAGTGTGCCTCTCCTGTTATAGGTAGTGCTGCGCCTGGTAGATATAATGCATGGGAACAAAAAGGTACAATATCAGATTCTAATAGATTAGATACTTCATACCCTGAAGACATACAAAGCAAATATAATCTTAATAGTGATGGTATTGGAGAGAAGCCAGCTCGTAAATATGAAGTTCATCAATTAAAGGTCTCTGATGCTTTTGCTGATAAAGATAAAGTTAAGTTTAACAATGTAAACAAGTATTCATATAGTTACGTACCTGAGTCTTATTCTAATAGTGCTAAAGGTAGTTTTAGTATTCCTAATGTAGGTTCTTATGTATGGGTATTCTGTGTCGGTGGTGATCCAAATGCATTAGTTTACTTTGCTACTACTCATGGTCAAGCTGAATGGCAATCAATTTACAAAAACTTTAATGAAGAAGGTCAAGACTATCCTGGTTCGTATGAGAATACATCTAAAGATTTAGATCCTAATTATAATCATAATACAGAGACATATAGAAACAAATATGTTATAAACCAAAAGGGTGGTACTATAGAGATAGTTAGTACTGACAATAGAGAGAAATTAAAATTTACACATTACTCAGGTTCATTTAAAGAGTTTAATAATGAGGTTAATATTGAACTTGCTACTAATAACAATCAAAAGTTAGTACAAGGAGATGAGTTCTTTACTATCAAAGGTATGAAGAATGATTACGTTGGTAGAGACTTTGATCAAATTATTAACGGAGATTATTATAAGAAGATTGGTAACCTTAACTCTGAAGTACAAAGTGGTTGGAGAGACTTAATGGAGACAATTGCTGATGCAAAGCAATTATTTGAAATTCAGAGAGCTGAATCAATTACAGACAGTAACGACTTTATTAAAAAGACTAGTGCTGATCAAGCTCGCGCTGGTGAGTTTGGTCCTTGCCCGTTATGTAAAGAACCTACTACAAGAGATCAATTATGGGATAATAGTTATGCGTTTACTAAAGTAGAGCCAGATTTTGAATACAAAAATGGTGTTAATGTGTTTAATCATTCTACTGAAGTTACATCTACTAACTCTGATACTATTAGTAAGATAATACTACCAAGTACAACGACAAACTTTTTAGGTTCAGGAGCATGCCCTGTATGTGGTGGTAGTGGAGAGAGTCCTTCTAGTTATAATGGTGTGTGGACTCCTCAGGATAAAGATACTCTTATTGTAGATAACTTTAGACTTAAGGTAAGAGAGTTACTTGATTTAGAGAAACAGTTTGGTCTGGGAGGTAGTGAGATAGTTAATATTACTAAACACAAAATAGAAAACATAGGATTAATATATAATGATTTTCCTTCTACTCGCATTGATGAGGTTGGTAAAATCGATAATCATGAAGTTAAAGTATTTGCTAAAGGGGTAGCTGTTACTAAAAAAGAATCTGCTCTTATTGAATACGTACATGTGGACGATTTTCCAGGAGGTGACTTAACACAAAACATTAGTAACAAATGGAATGTGTTGGTTGGTAGTGGAGGAGTAAGTCTTAAATCTACAGGCGGTGTAGATATTGGAGGTACTATTACGAACATTGCTGGTCAGCAGATTAATGTTGCTTCTGAATATGAGACTAATATCTCCTCTAAGAGAGTTACTATTGCAGCTGAAATGCTTACTCTACGAAATAAAAACAACAGACAGGTTCTTGTCGATGGTAATTTAGGAGTAAATCAGAATATAGTTGTAGGTGGTAGTATGCATGTAGAAGGAGAGCTGAGCGTACATCATATTACTGCTCCAGTTGAAATTCAAGAGACAGAACCTATTGTTGTTTATAGTAAGCTATTATCTGGTTTAAGTTTTGATGTTAAACTTAGCGGGTTTGATAAAGACAGTGATGGTGCTATAGTAGATGGTAGTACTGGAACAGCAACCTTAGCAACTGATAGTAATGACAATCTTGTACGAGCATATCCTCACACACATCCGTTCAAGAATGTACCTCTTAAGTTAATGAAAGATAAAGATGAAGTACGTAAGGTAGGAGCTAAACAAACAGACTTACAAGGTCGTTCATCTGCAGTACCTGTTATACATGAACAAAAAATTGGAGAGACAGGCCCTAGTGTTTGAAGAATTCAATTACAATAAACGATAATATAGTAACTAAAATTAATGTAAGAGACAAGTTACATTATTTAACAGAAAAAAATACATTACTTTTATTACAAGATAAATATATTGATAATTATAATGTTAATTATTATCCCTTCCCTAAAATTATTTCATATAATGATGCCGAGCTAATTTTAAAATTAAGTTTTTGCGGTAGTAGTATAGATAATCTTTCGTCTGTAAATGTACCCAACAAAGTAATATATATAGATAATATATTACTTAACATAAAAAATAATAATTTTAATTATATTGATTTGAGAGAATCAAATGTATGTATAATGAATGAAAAAATTTATTTAATAGATTTCGAAAAGGTAAATTTTAACGAACCTTTTAATTACATATCTAATTATCATCATTTTAATTTTATTATAGATAGAAAAACCGGTGAGACTGGTCCCACCGGTTAACTAAAATTAATGTAAGTAGTTTTAAGCTACCTTAACATCAATTACTTTAGCTTCTTTACGAGCTTTCCGAGGAATAGTGATACTAAGTACCCCTTCTGAGATAGTAGCATCAAGCTCTGCACAATTCATCTCGTTACTTGGATGAAATGAGCGTGTATATGTTTCTTCTTTCGAACCAGTCTTTGTAGTAATGGTTCGTTTAGCTTCCACATAAACGTTATTAGATTCCTCAGAGTAAGTAACCTTGAGGTTTTCTTTCTTCACACCTGGAAGATCAATTTCAATGCGCGCACCATCTTCACTTTCATTAAAACGAATATTATCGTTAGAAAATGAAGCTGGAGTAGCAAAGTTATCTCCAAATGCAGTGTTGAATAAGTCAACGACTGGGCTGACTGACCCCGCCCGAGGGTTTGTTGTTAAGTAATTAAATAAGTTAGACATAACGTAATTATTTATACGCTATTCCACAGAAAGTGCAACGTTAAAGTATTCTTTCGGTCTTTTTTCCTGTTTTTACATTGAGAATAGTGAGTTTCTTATATGTACCAATCTGGAGAGTTAACGTTACTGTATCTCCGGACATAACAGGTTGAGAAACTATCTTACCTGGAAGCCTATATAATTTAAACACATTACCTTTTACAGTGTCTCTGACTTCAAGTTTTACTGAACTACCTTGTTCAGTCGCGACTGCGTAATATGTTTCGTTTTTGTTCATTATAATTATTTAATAAACCTGGTATTAATGTGGTTGTTATATTAAATATTTTATATGGCAGAGGTAAAAAAGGCTAGATTATTTTTACGTAGAGGTTCTGATACTGACCGTCGAGACACGGTTTTATGTCAAGGTGAACTCGGTTATTCTACTGATGCTTTTAGAATTTTTATTGGTGACGGCTCTACTGAGGGTGGTAAGTCAGTAGGTAGCTTTATGTATGTGAGCGGTGGTACTCTCGGAACAAACTTTCATACTAACCTTACTACAGCATCCGCAAACGGGCGAGCACATAAAGGAGATATAGCTATATTTCCTGCGCAATCTTATACTAATGCTGCAGGTGGTACAGTAACCCCACATGCAAGCGCTTCTACGGTGATGATTTTAACAGCTGCTACTACTGCAGATGGTAATGAGCAAGCTACAGCAAGCAGTTGGGTGGCTGTAAACTCTGGTATTCCATTTGGTAATATTGATGTTTTAGATAATGATATTTCTGGTGATAAAGTACATGGTGGTACTATATCTGGACCTATTACGCTGTCAGGCGGTAATATAAATATAGGCGGTGACAGTACTAGTGAAAATTTAATTTTATCAGGTGTTGCACTGAGCGCGGCAACTGTACCGACAGGTGATCTTGTTTACCCATTAGGTCTTACAAGTACTTCTCAGCTCACTTGTGTTGATTCTATTTTTGATTTTGGTATCCCGACAAATACTACTGGTTTTGGTAACGCGGGTGGTTATTTGCACGCAGCAACAACAAACGCCTTATCGGCAGTTTCTGCTTATGCTGTAAGTAACGGTAATTATACATTCGGTGGTACAACAGGTTCCGCTTTAGTTTCAGGTTCAATTACAGATGATGGAACAGGTACTGGTATAGTAGTGTTTACTAAGGCTGGTTATTTGGGTAATGGAGGTGCATTCGCTAACGGTTCTGGTGATGTTTTCTTACCAGGAAATTTTGCAGTAAACTCAGATATATCTGAAAAATGCGCAATTAAAGAATTCGTATGGGGTATTGAACAAATCAGGAAAGCAGTAAAAACCGCAAGTCTTACATGGGCTCAAATTAAAGAGTTTTATTTTTCTGTATTTCATTCTCACGCTGACGACTCAGCAACGTTTGTGGGTCATTATAATAATTTGACCGGTAGTAACGAAATTGTACATTGGAACGGTAGTTCTATTTCTTCTGGTCTCATGAGAGGTGTACCTGATGCGGCAACAATTACGATACCTAATACGTATAATAGTAATCTTTCTGATCCTAACCCTACCGAGCGATTAGTAGTACATTTAGGTCTCGCAGCTAGCGGAGAAGTAGGTATTGTCCTGACAGGTGTTAGAGTTAATCTCTAAGATTCCCACGGAAATACTATCCATTGATCATTATCAAAATCTCTTACTGTATAATGAGGAGTAAATGTAGATTTAGGTTTATAATATAGTGTAGAATAAACCCACTTATTTTGCTCTGGACGCTCCCATTCGACTATAGTGTCTATTTGTTTTACTTTGCGAAGGGTCATTCCAGTATCAGCTAAATCATCAACTACAAGTATTTTTTCTTCATCTCTTAAAGTTCCAAAGTCAGGAAATGTAATTAGCCTTACTACATCAGTTTCAGAGTGTGCTCCATCTCTAGGTTTATCATCTACGTAGGATTTTAAATTTGCTGAAAGTAATTTGTCTACTTTAAGATGTTTAGCTAATAACGTTGCAGGTATCATGCCCCCATTAGCGATACCTATTATACAGGTAATATTTTCTTTTGATAGACTATCCGCTAATGTCTTGCAGTCTTGTTTAATGTCTTCCCAAGTTATATTAATCTTTTCACTCATATATCAACAACCATCTCTTTACCGATATATTTTACGAGTTCTTTTAATTTTGCAAGCACCTTTATTTTTTCAGCTTCAGACATGGATCTTGACTCCTTATATATTTGTAATATAAGATCCGGAGTTATTTTATGTCTGGATTGTTTCTTTACCCCTCTTGGCATTATAATTATTTACACTTCTTCTTTCAACTTCAATCTGTTAAATAAGGGTTTATTTGTTAAATAATTAATAATGGCTAGTTCAGTATACAGTGAAGTTACATCTCTTTCGGACTCTAGATATGCGAGAGATAGAGTATTAGATAAACTACAAATAGCTAGTGAGGATCTACCATATAATGTAGACGACATTACTATTAGTCATAATGATTTTGCGATCGCTGATGTATATAATGACAGTATAAGAAAATTATATAGGAACTATTTGTTTCTTATTGCAAATGCTGAGATCGCAAGTACTAATACTCCTGTTTCTGCTGCAGCAAAATTTATAGCTGTTCAGACAGATAAAACTGCTGCATTGTCTGCTATTAATAACACCCCTAATAAAACAGGTTTTGGTACAACTCAATCTAATAGCTTATCTAATCTACAAGAAACATTTTTAACTACAAATACTGATGATCCTACTAAGCTATTATTCTTTAATTATAGTAATGATGATTCATATGTATATGAATCAGATAAGGATTTAAATTCTTTAGTTACACTTTTATCTGGTAATGAAGTAGAGTTTAACAAAACATTTAAATTTAAAAATGTTGTTAGTGTTGATACAATAGATAATATTCTTTTTGTATTAGATAAAGGAGCTAATACAGTTTATAAGTTTGATATTACAGGTTTAATTACTAACGATATAGCTTTAAAAAGAACGAGTGTTAACGACACTGCAAGGCCTGGTAGATATTTGTTAAAGACTATTGGTGGAGAAGGCACAGCTCAAACTAAAAATAAGCTATCCCGGCCTAACGGCTTATCAGTTTACAATAATAGAGTTTATATATTAGATACCGGTCATAATTCTGTTAAAGTATTTGATTTAGATTTTAATTTTTTAAATGAAGTATCTGCCCCTAGTCTATTTAATAATCCTAATTACGGGGAGTTAGTATCTATTACCGTTGATAGATATTCAGATACATCAGACTCTGTTTTTGGATATATACTTTCTAAGAAGGGACGAGTAATAAAATTTGATCCAGTTACAAACAGCTTGAGTATTTTCCCGTCTTTATATTCTTTTTATGATACTAGACTTAATTTGTTATCTGCTACAGATTTGAGTAATTCTTTTAATAAGATTGTTAATAGTAAAGTTAATAAAAATATAGTTTATATTAGCAATGCAGGTCGAATATACAAATATTATAAATCTAATTTTAATACATACATGTCAGAGTTAGATTTGTCAACTGTTGGTATTACTTTAGATCCAGCATCAAATGACCGGCAGGAAATACTTTCTTTTGATACAACAAAAGTTAATGAACAAGAATACATAGCAATTACTACTCGATATTTAGGGAAAAATGTTAATAATGTTTTTAATAATGAAGTTTCAACTCATATATTTGTTGACAATCATTTAACTACAAAATTATACAATGAAAATTTTTATAGTAATTATTTTTCTTTATCTAATATATTAGTTTTACCGCAAGAAGTTGTTAATAATATTACATTTAATAAAACTACTAAAAAATTAATTTACAATCATTATTCTTTATTTGAAAATTTAAATAAAAAGGTTTATAGTTTTTATAATACTACATCTGGTCTAGCAGCCTACCCAACATTAAGCGCTATTGTACCTCACGAATTTACTAAACCAACTGAGTTAGAAGAAAATCACAACTTATATATTGGTGTAAATGAACCTTTACTTACAGATGTAATAAACAGACCTTTAAAATTATTACACTCACAACAAACAGCATTGTTTGATCTAATAAAAGAAGAGTCATTAAATAATAACCCACCATCAGATTATACAGTTTATCTCCCAGGTGATCAAACAGCGTTCCCAAATGTCGTAAAATTTGATGCTCTAACAAAAACAGTAGATGCGGGGGAGGAATTCTACATAACAGTATCTCGAGTTAATGTGTTAACAGGAGCTCCAGCTTGTAGTTTTCAATATTATACTACTCTGGGTACTGCGACCTCAGGAGATTTTCATTACATCGATAGTTCAGACCCGGCGACTCTAAGTTTTCCTAAAGGAACTAATACTGTTACTATTACTAGTTTTACTGATCAAATCTTTACCGGCGGTAATAAAACATTTAATATTGTTTTAAAAGAAAATACTAACTGTGTTATTGATCCTGAGAACGACATAGCTGTTATTACTATTACTCCGATTGGTGAGCAATTTACAGTATCTCTTTCTGGTAGTACTGGTACATTAGAAGAGGGCTCTACTAGTAGAGTTCAAGTAATACGTACCCCTAATTCTGGTGTAAATTATATAACTGGAGCAGACACAAGTGTTAATTTAGAAATTGTACCGAGTAACATAGCTGATAGTCAATACTCCCCAGTTGTTCCATTAAGTACAGAATATGCAGTTGTAACAGACAAATTTGCTGATTTTCCTACTTTTGGAGCTTCCCAAGTATCGGCTGTTGAAATAAAAAATACAAGTACAATTACATTTACAGAGACAATTACATCTGTAGTATTTGATCTGAGTGCTGTTAATGATTTAACGTCTAATTTTGCGACTAGAACTTTGAGCGTACGTCTTAGTAACCCGAGTGATAATGCAAGTCTAGGCGCTACAACTGTACAAGACTTTTTAGTTAACGATAAGTATGAAACAGCGTCATTATTTTTATCTGATATCTCTGCTACTTACAGAGCAGATACTACTAGTGACACTCTATTAAGCTGTGTTAATATATGGCAAGCATTATCCGCGGATAGTGGTTTTGTTGCTAATTCCGCAAGTAATCCGTTTTTAATTAATTTCACAGTTAATGCTCCGTTGTCAGTATTTTCTGTCTCAACAGTATCAGGTGCACTACAGTTTGAACCAGATCACGATTTAGATTTTAATAATAATAAATTAAACATTATTGTTGAAGAAAATGCTGCCGTTGTAGGTAAGGGTGGTCGTGGTGGTCATGGCACTATGTGGGCATCTGGTAGTGATCTTTCAATTGATGGTACAGGTACTGATGATGTGAGCGCATTTAGTCATGAGGGAGAATCCGGTGGGTTTGCTATAGGTAGTGTTAATATGACCACCTATTTTAATGTAATAACGATTTCTGCAGTAGGGGACGTATACGGTGGCGCTGGTGGAGGTGGTGGTGGTGTAATGGGTGTGAGTGCGGAAAGTATGCCTAACTTACAATATTTATCGGCAGGTTGTGGCGGAGGTGGAGGCCAAGGAGTACATAGTACTAATATTGGTGCCGCTGGTCTTGCAGCAGTTAGCGCAGTAGAAGATGACGAAACCGGTGTTATTACATTTACTCAAGATGCCAACTTTGATGATATCTTTCTAACTAATGGTAATGTTGGTAGTACTACTGGTAATGTTGGTGGTCTTGGTGGTGCATTTACTGATATTAATGGTACAGTTAGTCTTGGTTCTGATAATGTAGCAATCACTGCCTTTCCTGCTATGAGCGGTTTAGACGGAGGTGCGCTTGGCGAACCAGGTGGTACTGATGGTAATGTACCTGTATTACCGTTTCCGCCTGTAGGTAATACAGGCTCTGGATTTTCTACTATAAGCGCTGAGTGGGCTGTACGGGCTGGAGGAGATGCAGGTGCTATTGTAAATGGTACGTTTACATCTGTTACGTCTTCTGGAACTGGAACAGTTGCAGGTAATAGACTAAACGAGTCTTAAACTAGTAGCGTTCAATAAGTTACTTCATAAGTAATAGTAAGAATATATGAAGTTCAGTCAAACTGCACAAAACGCTCTAGCACTATCTAAAAACTACGCTGAAGAGTTTAAATGTAGGTACGCAGGTACTGAGCATTTGCTCCTAGGTTTAGTAGAAAGTGAAGATGAGTTCTTAGAGCAAACTTTCAGTAGATTAAAAGTAGATATTACTCACTTAAGAGATGTAGTGAGTAGTATATGTCAGTTAGAAGAAAATAATAAACTTTTTAAATTAGAAGCTGGTCCTAACTTTACTCCGCGGGTTATGCGAATTATAGAATTCGCAAAAGGTCTAGCAGAGAAGCTTAATAAAAATACTGTAGACGTAATACATTTATTTCTTTCTCTTTTATACGAAAACGATGGGGTAGCTACTTCAATACTTTCTGAATATGGTTTAAATTTTGATAATGTAAAATCAGCCATACAGCAAGAGCTTGGTAATTTAGAGAAAGAAAGTGCCCAGCTAATTACTACAACTATACCAGAAAGTTTAGAACCGTTTTTTATAGATCTAACTCACCAAGCTGCTATTAATGAATTACAAAGTACATTTTCTCGTGATGCAGAATTTGAAAAGATATATTTAACTTTAGGTAAAAAACATAACACAAATATTATTATTACAGGTGATCCTGGTGTTGGAAAGCGATCAGTTGTATATGAGTTAGCAAGAAGAATAACTAAAAAACTAACCCCGACTCATTTACAAAACAAAAGAATATTAGAACTTAAATTAAAAACATTAATTAGCGGTACTAAATTTAGAGGAGATTTTGAATCTAGAATAGATACATTACAAGAGTTTTTAAAAAAGAACTCTGACGTTATTTTGTTTATTAATGATATAGCCCTAATAACTCGTATAGATGGTACATCTAATATAGAAGAATATTTTAGTGAGTTGTTTAGTAGTGATGATATTAATTTTATAGGTACATGTACATCAGATGATTATAAAAAATATATTGATGATATTACTACTATTAGTTCTAAGTTTGAAAATATTGTAGTAAGACAGACTACATTTGAAGAGACTAAACACATTATGTTTAGTATGATACCTACGTATGAAAAATTTCACGATGTAAAGTTTGATAGAGATATAATCGAAGATATAGTTAATCTATCAAGTAGATATATAACTGATAAAAGTCAACCATCCTGCTCATTAGATTTATTAGATGAATGTGGTTCATACATAAAAAATCAAACAGGTAATACATCCGAGCAATTAGTACAATTACAACAAAAAATAGATTCTATTAACAAGCAAAAACTTGAAGCTGTTGAATCGCATGATTTTGAATTAGGCTTAAAACTTAAAAGAAAAGAAACAACACTATCTAATAAACTTAAAAAAGAATTTACTAAGAGTAAGTTAGTAGAGTTTGAAAAAATTATTACAAAAGAAACTGTACGTCACATCCTTAGTACTAAGACTGGCATACCTGTAACTGATATAAGTGGTTGTAGTTTACCTGATCTTACTAAAGTAGAACGATCAATTAAAGATAAGTACGTTTCGCAATTCAAAGCTATTGACTCTATTTTATATCATTTTAAGAGAGTTAAAACCGGTTTACAGGATCCTAATAGACCTTTAGGTTCGTTTTTATTTGTAGGGCCTACTGGTGTAGGTAAAACGTATTTGTGTGAGTTAATTTCAGAATACTTTTTTTACAATAAGCAAAACTTTTTAAAAATAGATATGTCTGAATTTATGGAGCAACACTCAGTAAGTAAACTGATAGGTTCGCCTCCTGGTTATGTTGGTTACGGGGATAGGTCCTTACTATGTGATTTCATTAAAAACAATCCATACAGTTTAATATTGTTAGATGAGATAGAAAAGGCTCATCCTGATGTTGTAAATATATTTTTACAAGTTTTAGATAAAGGCGAACTAACAGATAGTGTTGGTCGTAAAATTAATCTCAAAAATTGTATTATAGTTTTTACAAGTAATATTGGAGCTGATATGTTTGATAAAGAATCTATCGGATTTGGTTCATCAGCAATTCGCACATTAGATTTAGAAAATTCTTTGCAAAAGTTTTTTAAACCAGAATTTTTAAATCGTTTGTCCGAAATAATTAGATTCGAACATTTGAATCAAGACGATATTTATAATCTTGTTGATATCGAAACTAAAAAATTCGTTGCAAAGTTAGAGCAAAGCAATACAATAGATTTTGTAATGAGTGATGACGCGAGAAAGCATATCGCTGAACAAGGATATAGCCGTAAATATGGAGCTCGATTCTTAAACAGATTTTTTGAGAAACATATTGAAGCAGAAATCGCCACATTAATAATAAAGAGTAAAACCAAACCGAAAAAAATAACTTGCAAAACATCTAAGAATAAGTTAATATTTCAGACATGCTAATGAATGCATACAAAATTGTTGTAAAGGATATTTACACGAACGAAAAACGTGAGATTGAATATTCCTCAGAGAACAAAGACCCTCGGTTAGTTCATAAAGAAGGACTAAAGAAAATTAAGTATGAGGAGGATATCGAAAAAGTTTATAAAAACAATAAAGATACTCCTGATAAGTTCGATCGCTTAGTTTATGATAAGCGGAAAGGATTTTTAGACTAGTGAACGATACTGGGTCGAAAATTCTAGAAGCTCTTTTCTCTATCTTTGATGGAGAAGAAAAGAAAGCTCAAGCGAACTTAACTAATTATCTTAATAATGCTGCAGGTATTGGAGAGCATCCAGATGTAGTAGCAGAAGCTAAGAAATTAGTAGAAGAAATTGAACATGCTCGTCATTGCCGAGAGATTGTTCAGTCGATGAAATAAAATTCCCCCTTGCAATGTTAGTAGACCTAAGCGCCTTCGGGCGCTTTTTTTATAAATAATTATATGATACCTGCAGAAATTATGACGATGTTCGGGGGATCTATCGTAGGGTTCTTTTTTAAGATAGTTGCCAAGAGAGCTGAGAACGAACAAAAACGTTTTGAAATGCTCATGAAAGAAAAGGAAGCTGCTGATATCTCTGCAGATAAAGCTGTAGAGCGTGTTAGTGTAGATGCAGGCAAATGGGTTCGGCGTATCATAGTTATTAGTGTTTTATTTGGAGTTATTCTAGCTCCATTTGTAATAACTTTCTTTAACCACCCTATAGTAGTAGAAGAGATGATAACTAAGAAAGTACTGTGGGGATTGTTAGGGACTAAAACTGAACCTGTGTTTGTCGAGATTGAGGGTTACCTGTTAGTACCTGAGATTAGACAAGCTTTGACTGCTATTATTGGTTTCTATTTTGGGCAAGCAACCGTAAAACGTTAAACTTGATATTCGTGAATAATTAATTAAAATAATTATTACGAATGAATGTAGTTAAACGTGATGGAAGAACAGAAGAATTTGACGCTAACAAGATCCACGAGGTGTTGTTTTGGGCTACAAAAGACATTAAAGGGGTCAGTGTCAGCGATATCGAAATTAATGCAAAGCTGCAAGTATTTGATGGTATTAAGTCCGTTAATATACATCAATTATTAATTCAATCTGCTGCAGATCTTATTTCAGAGGATAATCCCAACTATCAAATAGTTGCGGCAAACTTACTCAATTACTATTTACGAAAACAAGTCTTCGGAGTTTCGGATAATATGCCATCTCTACTTGATGTTATCAAAAAGAACATTAAGATCGGTGTATACGATCCAGAGATATTAGAACAATATACCGAAGATGAACTTGATCAGCTAGATAACTATATTAAGCATAATAGAGACTATCTTTTTGTATATGCTGGGCTCCAACAATTAGTAGACAAATACTTATTAAAAGATAGGCAATCCAATAAGGTGTATGAGACGCCACAATATATGTATATGCTTATCTCAATGGTTCTGTTTAGTGATCAAGACAAAGATGTACGTTTACGTAAGATTAAAGCTTTTTACAATGACATAAGTACATTTAAAACCTCTTTGCCTACACCTGTTATGTGTGGTGTTCGGACTCCATCACGTCAATACAGTTCGTGCACATTGATAGATGTAGGCGATTCTTTACCTTCTATATTTCATTCCAATACAGCTGTAGGTTATTATACAGCTAATAGAGCTGGAATTGGTTTAAATATGGGAAGGGTTCGCGCTGTAGGTTCTAAAATTAGAAATGGGGAAGTAGTTCATACTGGGGTAATCCCGTTTCTTAAAATGTTTGAATCTACTACAAAGTGTTGTACGCAGAATGGAGTACGTGGTGGTTCATCTACAACACACTTTCCTTTTTGGCATAAGGAGATCCAGGAAATCTTAGTACTAAAAAACAACAGAGGAACAGATGATAATAGAGTCCGTAAAATGGATTATTCTATTCAATTTAACAAACTCTTCTATAAGCGGTTTATTGATGATAAGCCTGTAACTCTTTTTAGTCCTCATGATGTTCCAGATCTATATGATGCATTTGTAGCTGGTTCAGATTCATTCTATGAATTATATGAACAGTATGAATCATCTAGAAAGACACCTAAGATGAAAATATCTGCTCGTAAGCTGTTTATGCAGTTTTGTCAAGAGCGAATTGAAACAGGTAGGGTGTATGTAATGAATATGGATCATGTTAATGAGCACAGCTCTTTTCTTGATAGTGTTAATATGTCTAACCTATGTCAAGAAATTACATTACCTACAACCCCTATAGAACATATTGACGATCAGGAAACTGGTGAGATAGCTTTATGTGTTCTTTCGGCTATTAATGTCGGTACTATTAATAAGCTAGATCAATTAGAAAAAATATGTGAGAATATAGTAACTGCTTTAGATTACATTATTGAGCATCAATTATATCCAGTTAGCGCTGCTCTTAATATGAAAAAGCGTAGAAGTATTGGAGTAGGTATTACTAATTTCGCATACTACTTAGCTAAGAATGGAGTTTCATATGAAGATAAAGAAGCTCTGAAAGTAGCAGATGAGTTAGCAGAGGCTATCCAATACTATCTACTTAAAGCATCTAACAAACTTGCGCAAGAAAGGGGTAAATGTGAGTGGTTTGATCGTACGAAATATAGCAAAGGAATATTACCAATTGATACATACTGTAAAGAGGTAGATAATATTATTAAACGGAAATATACGTACGATTGGGAAAAGCTTCGTAAAGATATTCAAGATCATGGATTAAGAAACAGTACTCTTACAGCTTTGATGCCTTGTGAGAGTTCTTCATTAGTGACTAACTCTACAAATGGTATTGAACCTCCTAGAAGTTTAGTTACAGTTAAGAAATCTAAGCAAGGACTTATTCCACAAGTAGTTCCTGAGATACAAAAATTTAAGAACAAATATAGTCTCGCTTATGAGATGTCTGATAACAAAGGATATATAAATATTTGTGGAGTGTTACAGAAATATTTTGATCAAGCTATATCTGCGAATCATTATTATAACTTTAGCAAGTATGAAGATAATAATCTCCCGCTATCAGTTGTAGCTAAAGATATCTTACATTCGTATAAAGTAGGACTCAAGACATTATATTATGCTAATACTGATGATGGTAAAACTGATAATGCTCCTGAAGAAAGTGATTGCCCTGGCGGTGCGTGTAAGCTATAATAAAACCAGATGAAGAGTATTATTAATAAAGACAATGTTGATACCACCAAACAGCCGTTGTTTTTTGGTGCTGGGTTAAATTTACAGAGATACGATAAGTATCGCTATAAAAAGATCTATGATTTATTTCTTCAGCATTTAAGTTTCTTTTGGCGACCAGAGGAGGTTGACTTATCTGGTAAGGAAAAAAATGATTATGAGACATTAACAGATCATCAAAAGTTTATTTTTACTAAAAATCTTGGATATCAAATACTACTTGACTCTGTTCAGTCTAGAGGTATTAGTCATTTGCTAGAAGATTGTAGTAATCCTGAACTAGAAGCATTTGCTAAGACTTGGGAGTTCTTCGAAACGTTACATAGTTATTCATATACATATATTATTAAAAATGTATATCCGAACCCGTCAGAGGTCTTTGATAATATCTTAACTGATCCAGAAATTATTAAGCGTACTACTTCTGTAACAAAATACTACGACGACCTTATTGAGAAGATACCTGAAGACACTGTTGATGATAGAAAGAAGAAATTATATCTTACATTAGTTAGTATTAATATTTTAGAAGGTATACGCTTTTATGTTTCATTTGCATGCTCATATTGTTTTGCACAGAACAAAACTATGGAAGGTAATGCGAAGATCATTTCATTAATTAACCGTGATGAAAATCTTCATTTAGCTGCAACTCAAAATATCTTAAAATATTTGCGAGATAATAAAGAGGAAGGGTTTCAGCATATTATAAAAGAAAATGAAGATACTGTTCATAAAATGTTTGCTGATGCTGCGAAAGAAGAAATGGAGTGGGCAAAGTATTTGTTTAAAGATGGTTCAATGTTAGGTTTAAATGATGAGATACTAATACAGTATATGAAGCATTTATGTAATCGTAGAACTAAAGCTGTAGGTGTAGATAATGTGTTTGAGGATACTCCTAATCCTATTCAATGGATTAAAAACTGGACTGAAAGTAAACATGTACAGGTTGCTCCTCAAGAGACACAGATAGAAACCTATAAGGTAGGTTCATTCAAACAAGACACATCAGAGACAGATTTTTCTGACTTTAATTTTTAGTACTTTTTGAACCATTGAATCTGGTTAGGTCAAGCTGCTGTAGAGGTTTTTCTATTTTAAGCTTGGCTAACCATTCATTTTGTACTACTAACTTACTACCGCCAACGATTTTACCTTCATGGACGTCATATATAAAAAAGACAGTCTTTACAAAGCCTACTCTTATAATTCGAGCTGGTTTTCCATCCACGAAGACAACGTCATCAGTTTTGTAATCTCCTCCAACAAATACAAATAAAGATGCTGCTAGCTTTTTTATACTAGATTGAAATAGTAATACTACTAAACCAGCAACAAACAACCAACCGTAATCTCCGATTAGATTTTTTGCCATGCTCTCCAAATGCTGTGGTTGAATTCCTGTTGACTCCATATAATTATTTAATTACGTTTGACATAAATAATTAAGATGAAGAAAATATTTAACATCATTAAGGAATATAAGAAAGAGATCGGAGGGTTACTTCGACATGCAGCTACTATAGCTGGAGGGGTTTTAATCGCTAAAGGTTCTCTTACTACTGATAGTTTCCATTTGATTTTAGGTGCTTCTACAAGTATAATCGGTACAGGTTGGTCGTTTGCTAATAAGATTTCTCAGAAAAAAGAAGTCAAAGTTGCTTTATCTACGGACCCAGTAACCGGTGATGTTACTCGTAAATTTAACGAGGAAACAAAAGCTTGGGAAAGCGCCTAAGATAATGCATACCGGTTATCTTTATATTATAAGCAATAGATCTTGGCCTGGTTGGATAAAAATTGGTACAACTAAGAATCTAAAAACTCGTCTGCAAACTTATCAGACGGGTTCTCCCTTTCGAGATTATGAGATTTTGTATTCTATAAAGCATCCAGATTACTTAAAGGCAGAAAAGAATATAAAAATACAAATGGCTCATTTTGCTAAGCAAATACGGAATGAGTGGTATGAAGTAGATCTTGAGATTGCTAAAGTTAGATTAGCGGAACAATTAGACAATTACTTTTATGGTGAGTGTGATTACGAAGAAAAGTATGAGCACGTACCATTAAGAGATTTTATTTATAAATAATTATAATGACATTTGATCAATTAAACGAAGCAAATGAGATTATCTTGCAAGAAGGACCTTTTGCAAAGGCTCTTGCAGCATTAGGTATTTTAGGGGCCACATTAGGAGGCCCCGGCGAAGTACAAGCCAAAATGCCTACTCCAATAACTCAAGCTATCAAACAAGATCAATCTTATTATGATTATATTGCACCGAGTGAAGGTAAAGGTAAAGCTGGTCGCCCCGGGTACGCGTACAAAGACCACAAAGGTTACTTAACCGTTGGAGTAGGCCATCTTGTTTTACGAAACGATAAGGTGTTACAACAAGTAGCGGGTAGAGATTATAATAATGTCATTCGAGGTCGTACTCCTTTGTCTGATAAACAAATGGAACAACTATTCAATATAGACGTAAAAGCTAAAATAGCTGCTGCTAAGCGTAAGTTACCTGCATTTGATTCTTATCCTCAGTATTTACGTAACGCTATTGTAGATGGTTTCTTTAGAGGAGACTTGTCTGGTAGTAAAAATACATTAGCGTTAATGAATAAAGGAGAGTGGAAAGCAGCCGCTAAAGAATATCTCAATCATGCTGGTTATAGAACTTCCAAAGAAGAAGGTACTGGGGTAGCTGGTAGAATGGAACGTAACGCAGCAGCATTCGGTATGTATGGAGGGGTTTCTGCTCCAAAACAACCAGTAAAGACTGACTTCTATACTGTTAAGTCTGGTGATACATTAAGTAAGATATCTAAAATGACTGGCAAGTCAATTAAAGATATAATGCAGAAGAATAGAATTACCAACCCGAATAAGATTAGTGTTGGTCAGAGGTTATCTATTTAGCGCCTCGTTCTTGCCAATTGTAAGATTTTTCATCTTTAGTAATTGGTCCACCTTTTGCCCATGTATGACAACTTCTTGCGCTATGGCATTTAAAATGATGCATCCAACAATAACCTAATCTCCCATCATCGTCAGATGTTTCTCCTGGCATACAATCATCCATTCTAGGAGATATATCAAACGCTACACAATTACCACAAAGAGATTGTTTTGCAGCTTCTTGTGAAGTCTTCCAATACTTGGCTATTTTCTGCCAATAGTCTCCTGGTTCATCTACATTTAAGGGCCCGTAGTTAAATTGCTTTATAGTAGCATCTCTATTTTTTGTATTTAACTCTAGATCTTGAGTAGCAGCAGGACAACTCATTCCTGTTTTTTCTAGAACTAGCTTTACTAATGTTTCAAATTTTTTAATCATTTTACCAATCTTTACAAGCTTGATATCTTGCTGTACCAGGTTTAGCAGAACTACATTTATGTCTAGCTCTAAAGCTTTTTCTTCTTTTTGTGTTGGCTTTACCAGATACCTTTACACCTTTTTGACCCCAATGTATTCTTTTATATCCTTTACCGTCAGGATTCTTAACGCATTTCATCCACTTTTTACCTTTAGCAGTACTGCTCGCTTTCTTAGTAGCTTTAGTACATCTTGCTGCTTCTGTCTCTACAGAGTCGCAATGATAGTTCAAGTAACGTTGTGCTGCTTTAGCAGTATTGTTACCTTTATTTTTTTGCTTAGATTTTAAAGCGCGTGCTTTAGTACAGGTAAGTTTGCCTTTAGTCTGTCTTTTTAGTATTCCTGGTCTTACAGGATCATGGACTGACTTTTCTAAAATCTCTTCTACTTTTTGATCAAATAATGATGTCATGTTTTTGAATAATTTGGTTTTTTACCAGAACGACCTTTACGTTCTGCTTTACGTTTACGTGATACAGAAGCACTCTTCTGACCTTTACTCATTGAATAAGCTTTTTTAGCTGGTACACATTTAGGATACTTGCCTGTGTCAGCATCTTTTCTACCACAAGGTTGATATTTACCGCCTTTTTTGCGAGCACCTATATTAACCCATTTTTGTTTAAACCAATCTTTTAATCCTTCTGAACCAACTAGTTTATCGTTATGTTGTACTGCTTCTCCTTTTTTCTTCCAGTCTCTTCTTTTCTTGCCTTTATTATCTTTTACTTTACCGGCACATACTTTAGAAGCGTATGCATTAGCATATGCAGAAGGATATACGTCAAATTTTGCTTTGGCAGCTGCTTTACCACGAGCACATAGCTTTTTTTCTTTAGCGAGCTTCTTTGCTTGGCTCTTCATCTGCTCTCTATACTTGGAGCTTTTCTTCCATTTACTAGAAGTTCTCCCTTTTTTCTTAGCCTTATTAATATTATCCCAAAGACCTTCGTATACTTTATCGAATTCTGGTGTCATATCGTATAAATATTTATATGGAAACTACTAAAAAATTAGATAGTTACTTAAATGAATTTACTCATACAGGTGATTCTGAAGAGAAAGCCGAACCTAATGGTGCTGGTATGGCAAAAACAGACTTATATCATTTAGCTAACACATCTAAAGAACTACATGATATGTTAGATGATGACTATCCATTAGATGATTGGATGGAGGCTAAGATTACTAAAGCAGCAGATTATATTAGATCAGTACATCAGTATGTTTCTTATGATAAAACAGGAGAAGGGGAGGAAAGTAAGAATGATCACGTTACAGTTTATATAGCTACTTCTCCAAAAACATTAAAAGCAGATGCCTAATAGTTTTAAAACATATTTCGAAGAGAGTAATTACTATAATGATACTCTTCATCCTCAGTTCTGGGATGAATTTGAGTTCAAAGAAGACGTACTTAAACCAATTTTAAAGATTGTCGACGACTTTGTCAAAGATGATGCTCATATTTCTCCTGAGATGGTAGAAGATGTACAGTTAACTGGTTCATTAGCAAACTATAATTACTCAGAGTACTCTGATTTAGATGTACATATACTTTTAGACTTTGCTGATATTAATAAAGATGAAGAGATAGTAAAGAGAGCGTTAGATGGTAAGAGATTTATTTGGAATCTTAGACACGATATAAAATTTAATGGCCATGAAGTTGAGTTATATTTTCAAGATATTCATGAACCTCATGTGGCTTCCGGTCTATTTAGTTTATCTGGCAATAGATGGATTAAAAAGCCTAAGTACGAAAAACCGGAAGTAGATCATGAAGACGTAGTTAAAAAGGCAGAATCATTTAAACGAGAGTTTGACTTATTAGATGATGCTTTAGATAATATTAGTGACGAGAAAGAATTTAGTCTTATCAATAGGCGCGCAAAAAAGCTTAAAGAGAAGATTATGAGAATGCGTAAAGAGGGTCTCGCTGGTAAGGGAGAGTTTTCTGTAGAAAATCTTGCTTTTAAAAATTTACGTAATGATCAGACTATAGCTAGATTAAATGACTTGATTATTAAGTCATATGACCTTATGTATTCTAAAGAAGAGCTGAAAGAAAAGGCTGGATTAGAAGAATGGGAAAAGGCTATGCTTAGTGCTTTAGGTACTAAGAATGATAAAGATTCACAACCACATAAATATGGAGAGAAAAGACCACCAATAGGAATATGAAAACATTTAAACAATTTTTCGAAAATACTGTAGATATTGCAGCAATACCCCCCGGAGGATCACCGGTGTCTCTTGGTACTGTTGATGCTGACGAAGTTAAAAAAATCGCTAATTATGTTGATAGATTAAGTAGCGGTAGTCAACAAGATATAGTAAACTTAATAAACACATCTAAATTTGATACTAGTGGTGGTAACTATGAAAAAAATAAGTATTATCAAGTTTTTGCTTATTTGTTATCTAACGAAAAATATAAAATCGATTGGAACAAGTTTAAAGAGCATACTAAAAATAGGTTCACCCAAAATAACTTACAGAACCTCTTTAAAGATAAGTATGGCTCTTTTAATTTATATACAGATTTTGCTGAACCTATTTTAAGTAAGTTTGTAAAAGATAATGTTTTAGACTTTTTTGAAGAGTTGTTCGTTATTAACCCTGCTATTGGTGGTACATCGGTTGGAGATGGGGAGTTTATTTTAGGCATACTAGGTAATGGTATAAAAGGACGTACAGGAGATGTAGACGTTATACAAATTGACGGTACAGAAACTACGTTAGAGGTAGGTACCTCTAATAAAATTATAGGTGGTTCGTCAAGAGAAAAGGGTTATATGAGTTTAGCGCGTACTATTATAGACGCAATAAAAGCTCCTATTGTTAATGAGACTGATATGTATTTTAACAATGAAGAACAAAAATGGTCATATGTACAAGAATTGTTATTAAAGTACCCTGTTTTGAGTGGAAATTTAGATTGGCTAGTAGACTTACTTAAGGAAGCTGCTGATGAAGACCGTCAGGAGGATGTCGAATCTCGTGGTCGTGGTGGTGGAACAGCTGGTAACAGTGAATTAAATAGAATTCTTGGTGGTATTGTTTTATATGATTACATAATTGGTCACAACGATGATATTATCGTTTCAATTTATCATGGTGCTAAGAAACCTGCTGGTTTTAATAAATACGATGTCCGGTATGCGAACATTCCAGCTTTAGGGTTAGAGGGTACTATTAATTTAATGCTAGGAAAAGATTGGTATAATTTTAATATTGACAAACAAGCAACCAGATTTACATTCGGTACATGAACGCAATCGGACTATATGATACAACGGTGATGGGTTATAGGGTTAAAGTACAACCTTATAAGATAAGTATCTTTGACGAAGATGGTTCAATTGAAGGTACACAAATACCAAATAAGATAGTCCGATATATTATACATGAAGGTTTTTGTGATGTGTGGTTAACAGAGAGTATGGGTATTAAAGTTAATGTTTATAGAGTTAAAGACGTATGATTACATATAAAGAATATTTTTTATTTAACGAAGGTGGTGCTGGTGGACATATGCAACATCCTTTTGATGTTGATTCAGTAAACTCAGGTCAAGATCTAATTACATTTTTTGATCGAGCATATGATAGTTTAGCTAATCAACCAGGTTCATTAAAGATTGATGGTGTTAACGCCTCAATTAAATTTATAGGGCAAGAGTTTGCTTTAGATAGAGGTAGTAACAAGCCTATAGATGTAGAGGGTATTACTATTGCTCGTCTTGGAGAGCGATTCCCAGAAGGTCACGGAATGATTAAAGTAGGTACTGAGGTACTTTCTTTTTTCAATAACGCTCTTGGTAACATTAAAGGAGAATTACAATCATTAGGTCTATTAGAAAACCCTAACATACTGTTTAACTTGGAATACGTTGATGGTAGTACTAATGTTTTAGAGTATGATGAAAAATTTATTGCTATACATGGTTTACTAGAAATGTATCAAGCAACACCACGTAGAAGAGCTTCTAAAGAAGTTAATTATAATCCAGAGGTAATGAAGACTCTTATCGAGAAATTAAACGCTAGCGGAGACTTTAAAGTGTTTGGTTCTGTAGATGTTGGTGTTGGAGAAAAACCAAACTATGAAGCTGTATTATCACAAAATGTAGAGATACCATACGAACAATCTAGCAATGAAGTTAAACCTTTAAAGCAATGGCTCCAAGAGTTAAAATTACCTAAGAGAGTCAAGTTAAAGAGGCTAGATGGAACACCGAGAGAAGCAATAAGCAAAGCGAATTACATGGATATTATCTTACAGCAAGTTCCTGTTGACACTCTTTATGAAGATCCAAATCAACAAAAAGCTGCGATCGACGGAGCTATCGTTTATCACGCTACAAGATTTTTAGGAAAAGCATTATTAGAGACTTTAGACTCTCCTATGGGTCGTGTTGATTCTCACGAAGGAGTAGTAATTAGAGATCCGAGAATAGATGAACGTCCGGTTAAAATAACAGGTGACTTTATTATTCAAGGATTACAAAGTACATTTCGTAAATAGTGGTTTCCTAAATTATTCCTGTAAATAATCCTACAGGATGACTGTCGTTTTTAATTTATTTGATTCTACTTATAGCGGCGCTTTTTTAAAATCGTGGGTTAATTTAACTTCATATTTAAATAAGACTGGAGTTAATTATTTTGTTTCCCAACATTCTAGTTGTAATGCATTTTACGCTAAGCAAATGTGTTTAGGTGGTAATGTTTTAGCAGGACCTAAACAAGTACCTTTTCAAAACAAAATTAAATACGACACGTTAGTCTTCTTAAGTAACAAGATCTCTTTCACCCCTACAAGTTTTATTAAAACGTTTAATAAGTTTAATGAAAACGATTATAAGTTTTTATCAGGTAAGTTTGATGGTCGATATAAAAAACAATCAGAAGATGTTAATCATATTGTTGCAGAGTATTTAGATTTTGATTTTGTGTTTATAAAGAAAGGAGTTTTCGAGCAATTAACGTATCCATGGTTCAGACCTCATGTAAGTAAAAACGAAGTTGAGCAACAGTTTGTTGATATTGATATATGTAATAGAATAAAAGAACTAGATATAGATCTTTTGATAGATAAAGATATAGATCTACATGAAGGAGATTTTAATTTCGTAAAAGTAGTATGAATAAAACTATTGTAATATGTTGCCCTGGTAATTCATTTACAGGAAAGTTCTTAACATCTTTAACTTATCTAATAAGACATCTCACAAGTAAAGGTTTTAAAGTTTTATTTAGTTCTACATTTACTCGTAATATATATGAAGTTCGTAATAAATGCTTGATGGGTAAACCAGAAGAAGGCCCTCTTCAAGAATTATTTGATGGTCAAGAATATAATTATATTTTATGGTTGGATGATGATATAGTTTTTACTCCTGAAGATTTCGAAAAACTATATAAAGAAGATAAAGATGTAATATCAGGTTTGTATTTAATGGCTAATGGTTCTCAGTACGCTGCTGTAGAAGTATGGGATGAAGAATATTTTCAAGACAACGGAACGTTTCAGTTTTTAAACAAACAAGATATCAAATCTAGATTATTACCATTTACAGTAGAGTATGTTGGTTTTGGTTTTCTGTTATTTAAAAAAGGAGTATTCGAACAATTAAAGTATCCATGGTTCGAGCCAACATATTTACAAATTAAAGACTGTCAAGACTTTTCTATGGAAGATGTGACGCTATGTTTAAAATTAAAAGAAAAACTTATTGATGTATATGTACATCCTGAGGTTGTAGTGGGTCATCAAAAACAAATTGAATTACGATGAGCGCTGAAACCCCAGAAGAGTTTTGGTATCAAAACATAGCTAAGTATAGTAAACCTCCAGAGCCTCAACAGATATTTCCGTCTAATGTTGTTGTAGAACAGCTTACAAAAACTAAAAAGACCGAAATATGTGTGTTTGAAGGTTATTTAAAGAATGGAGATAGTATAATACTTACGTATCCTCGCAATGCCTCTTTAGATGGTACCTTAGTTGTAAAGAATTTTATTGGTATGGGATTAGGAGATTGTGACTATCACGCTCAGACTCATGTGGTTGTTTACGATTTAGATTATAATAAGCCTATGACTGATGAATTCTTTCTTTCTTTACTACAAGATAGTTACGGATGGGAAATTAAAGACTATTCGGATTTATCTATATACTAGACCATAAATAATTAATATGGCTAGCAAGGACTTTATTGTAAAAAATGGTCTGAGGGTAGGAGGCTCCTCAGGCACCGGTTCATTAACCGCTGGTGACGCGAGTTTTCTAACAAGCTTAAGCGCTGCCTCACTTAGCGGTGCTGCTGGTGCTGGTGTAACAACCGGTGCAACTATAGCTTTAGGAGGAGATTTATCAGGTTCAGTCGCTTTAGATACCCTTAATGGTACTAAAACTCTCACCGCAACTATAGCAGCTAATAGTATTGCTCTTGGTACTGATACTACAGGAGATTATGTTGAGAGTTTTGCTGTTAATACTACTTTCGAAACTCTTACTGGTACAATTGGTACTGGAGAGGGAGCGACGATTACAGGTTTAGGTCTCAAATCTTCTGGAGTTACTGCTGGTACATATGGATCACAAACTGCTATTCCAGCTCTTACTGTTGATGAGACAGGTAGAATTACATCTGCTACTACTAATACAATTGCTACTACTCTTACCGCTAATGATGGTACAACTGATATTGGTATTGATCTTTTATCTGAAAAACTTACTCTTGCTGGTACAGCCAATGAAATCGAAACCTCCGCTAGTGGTAATACAATAACAATTGGTTTACCTGACGATGTCACTATTGCTGGTAATTTAACAGTAAACGGTACATGTACTACTTTAAACACAGAGGTTACATCGACTACTACTGCTACTGAAAACAACTTTGTTATTGTTTCTACTGATGATGGTGCTGATGCTGCTCCAGATTTAAAATTATATCGCAATAGTTCTAGTCCTGCTAATAATGATAGAATTGGTAATTTACTTTTTACAGGTAGAAATGATAATAGTCAAGATGTTGATTTTGCTCAAATAACAACACGTATTACTGATGTACGAGATACATGTGAAACATCTTACTTAACGTTAAAAACAGCTAACGAAGGTACTCTTGCTGAAAGACTTACAATTAGAGGTGGTAAGGTTGGTATTGGTACTACAAATCCAAATCACGAATTAACGGTTTCTGGTACATTGAGTGCAAGTACAGCAGTTTGTTCACCAGTTATAGCTGCGAGCACATCATTTTCTTCTCCGTCATTATCTGGTACAACAGTTTGTGGTGATACTATTCGTGGTGGTGGTGGTTTTGGATCTACTGGGATTACTATATCAAGTACTGGTAATCTGTCTGCTGACGGTAGTATTCTTGCAGGAGGTGGATATGGTGATAGTGGTATTACATTAGGTGCTGATGGTAGTTCTTGTTTTGATAGTAACCTAAGTATTGGCACTACAGCTACTAATGCATGCCTTACTGTAGCAGGTACAATTAGTGCTTCTGGTATTATATATGCTGATGCATTTAATTCTGTAACAGGTGGGAGTACGATTGACTTTAATGATGATATAGCGTTAGCAGGTAACTTATCATTTTCTTCTTCAAGCGATATTTTAATACCTGATAACATAGGAGCCGCATTAGAGATTAAAGAAGGTAGTAATTTATATCAAAGATTTGTTACTACTGATGGATCCGAGGGAGTAGAAATTAGTAAGCAGTTAACATTAACTACGGTAGCTGGTACGACAAACTCAGTTCTTATAGAAGATAGCGGGGTAGTTAAGAAGAGAACAATAGATTCAAGAACTTGGGGAAGTACATTAGTTGATAATGGTGGTGTTAATGGTACAGCGAATAGATTAGCTAAATTTTCTGATGCTGATTCAATAGCAGATTCTACAATATCTGATGATGGTAGTGATATTATATTAGGTACTACTAATACAACAGTTAAAGTTGATGATGACGCTACTGCTGGTTCTATACAGTTTAATAATAATGCTTCTGCTTATCATACAACTACATGTACAATTGCTAATGCAGCTTCTGGTGTATTAGTAAGTATTCCTGCTACTTCTTACAGAACTGGTAAAATTGTTATTTCAGCTAAAGGAGCTTCTGCTTGTACATCTCATGTTGAAGCCACAGAAATATTAATGATTCATGACGGTACTAATGTATATACTACAGAGTATGCAACTATTAGATCTGGAGATACAGTAGGGGAGTTTTCTGCAGTAAACAACGGTGGTAATATTGAATTAAGAGCTTGCAATGAGCTTGGAGGATCCGCAACGGCTACATTTGTAACTGCTATCCAACATTTAACTTGCTAATTTAAATTTATATAAGAAATCAAAGGGCCTTCGGGCCCTTTTTTTATTAAATAATTAGGTAAGTGGATAGTGGAAGCTTATGGCAACTAAAAATTTCTTTGTAAATGACGGGCTGAAAGTCAAGGGTAATACGTTACTTAACGGTAATACGTATACTGATGGAGCTTCAGCGAAACTACATGTAAAGTCAGCTGCTAATGGTACAGGAGCTAACTTATCGAATGTTAACGGAATCCTAATTGAGAATAGCGGTACAGGTAACACTAATTACGCACTCAAACTCGCTACAGGTACCGGTAATATCTTTAATGTAAGTAACGCAGGTAACGTAGGTATTGGTGTAACAGACGCCACATCTATTTTCCACGCCGTTGGTCCTGGTACACACCCTACATCGCTTGCTCACTTTGATACTCAATCTATTGCTCGCTTTGAAGCTGATAGTAGTAATGCCATAAGTTTATATATTTCAGAAGGTGCTGATGGATCTTATTTACAGGTTACAGATGGTACAACAGATTCAAGTACAGCTAAAGATTTAAATTTACAACCATTTGGTGGTTGTGTTGGTATAGGAACTACTAATCCTGGAGAAGCATTAGATGTTGTAGGTAATGTTCAAGCTTCAGAGTTTATTGGAGAGCTACGAGGCCCGGTAATATTTAAAGCTCTAGCGGGTGAAGCTTTAACAAAAGGAGAAGCTGTTTATATTTCTGGTATAAGCGGTAATACCACAATTGTATCTAAAGCTGATGCAGATGATAGCAGTAAAATGCCAGCGTTTGGTTTAGCACATGAAACAGTTTCTTTGAACGCTTCTGTAGAAGTAACTACATTTGGTACTCTTACGAATTTTAATACTGACGGCTGGCCAGAAGGTACAGAGTTATTTGTGGGAACTACTGCAGGAGCTTTAGTAAGTTCAGCACCTACAGGGGAATCCGCTCAAATACAAAAAATAGCTAAAGTAACTAGAACACATGGATCGACAGGTTCTGTTAAAGTTATGGGTGCTGGTCGTTCGAATGCGACACCTAACTTAAATGAAGGTAGATTATTTGTAGGTAACTCTTCTAATCAAGCAGTTGCTGATGGTACTATTCATGTTGATATTGCTAATAGTGAAGTTGGTATAGGAACAACTAATCCTTCTAATAAATTAGTAGTAGTTAATTCAGACACAGATGCAACCCCAACAGCTCTATTGCAAAATAGTTCTTCTGGAGATGCTTCTTTACATTTTAATATAAGTGGTAGATCTTACACTATTGGTATTGATAATAGTGATGGAGATAAGTTTAAAATTGCTAGAAATAATGGTTTAGGTACTACCGATCGTTTAACAATTAACGGGGATGGTAATGTTGGTATAGGTACTACTAATCCAACTGAACTACTTGAAGTTGATGGAAACATTAGACTAGGAGACGGGGGTGCGAGAGATATTATTGGACCAACTAATGAAAGTTTAAGAATATTAGCTAATCCTAATGCTACAAATGAAGGTATAATATTTTCTACAGACGGTGGTAGTACCACTGAAATGTTTATTCAAGATGGTGGTCATGTTGGTATAGGTACTACTATTCCAGGCAAGAGTTTACATGTATATACTTCTGATGATATTATAAGTAAGTTTTCTAGTTCAGATGCCGGTGGTAGAATACTAATTAATGACTCTACTACCAATGCTTATATTAATGCATCTAATGGGGTTGCTTCTTTAGGTCAGTGTAATGGACTAAACAATAGTAATCTTAATATATTAAGCGCTGGTAATGTTGGAATAGGAACAACCGATCCAAATGAGAAGCTTACAGTTTCAGGTAATATTAGTGCAAGTGGTACAGTCTATGCTGATGCATTTAATTCTATTACTGGTGGTAGTGAGATTACATTTAATGATGATGTTACTTTAACTGGGGATCTAACAGCAAATAATATATGTGCTACTAATCTTATATGCAATTGTGGTAATATAGTAAGTTGTGGTAGTGTTATACAAACCGCAGGTAACGTTGTTGGTTGTACAAAAGTATGTGGTGGTTGTTTGCACTCAACAGGAGATGCTACTATTGCTGGTAATCTTATAGTACATGGAACATGTACAACATTAAACACAACAGTTACTGCTACAGAGGCAATGTGTATATGTAATGCTGGTACAGGTCCTGCATTAGAGTTAAATCAGACAGGTTCCCAACCTCTAGTAGATTTTCAAGATGATGGTACATCTGCTTTCTATATTGAAGATGGTGGTAATGTTGGTATAGGTACTAACAATCCATCGAATCAATTAACGTTATATAGGACATCTGGCGATTATTTCCCGGTTTCCCTACAAGCAAATAATATAGGTACCCCCGGTACCTATTTAGGTATTCAGTTTGGTTACACTGGAGGTACTTATCAAAAAGGAGCCATAATATACGAAAGTCAAGATGTTTACGCCCGTGGAAAAATGCATTTTGCGTTAGATAATGGCGCTAATGCAGCTAATGCTGTAATCGCTGATAGCATAATGACAGTCGTATCCGACGGTAAAGTTGGTATAGGAACAACTGATCCAAATGAAAAGCTTACAGTTTCAGGTAATATTAGTGCAAGTGGTACAGTCTATGCTGATGCATTTAATTCAGTTACAGGTGGTACTGCAATAGATTTTAATGACAATATTGACTTAGCAGGTAATCTTACATTGAGTGGTTATGTTAGCGCTAATGGTGGTTATTGTAGTGATGAAAATGCTAATGCTAAGTTCGGTACATGCGCATTAAACGGTCTAACAACAGGTCTGTATAACGTCGCAATAGGTACAAGCGCTTTGCGTTCAAATACTAGTGGTTGTGACAACGCAAGTGTAGGTCAAGATGCTCTATACGCTAATACAACAGGTTGCAAAAATGTAGCGTTAGGTCGAGCTGCGTTAAGGTATAATACGACTGGTAGATGGAATTCAGCAGTTGGATTTGCAGCTTTGTTTTGTAACTCTTCTGGCTGTCAAAACACAGCTAGCGGAGCGTATGCTTTGTATGCGAATACTACTGCTAATGTAAATACTGCGTTTGGTGAAGCATCAATGAAATGTAACACAACAGGTGCTTGTAATGTTGCAGTTGGCGGTAGTGCTTTATATTGTAACACTACAGCTTCTTATAACACAGCAGTTGGTTTTCATACTTTATGTTCTAACACCACCGGTGCGTATAATACTGCTAGTGGTTATAAAGCATTGCGATTGAATACAACTGGTGGTTGTAACGCTGCGTTTGGTGTGCTAGCTTTAGAAGATAATACAACAGGTTGTCAAAATGTTGCACTTGGTAGTTCAGCTCTCTGTTCAAATACAACAGCTTGTTTTAATACAGCGGTTGGTGGTTGTTCTTTATTTGCTAATACAACAGGTGCTAATAACGTTGCAGTTGGTTATCAGGCTCTTACGACTAGTACTTGTGGAGATAATAACGTCGCGGTTGGTTATCAATCATTAAAGTTAACCACTATAGGCTCTAAGAATACTGCAGCCGGTAGCTTAGCGATGCTTGCAAACACAACAGGGGCTAATAACGTCGCCGTTGGTCGATCTGCTCTTTCCAACAATACTACAGGTTCGAACAATACTGCTAGCGGTACATATTCTTTATATAAAAATACTACAGCTGCAGACAATGCTGCGTTTGGTACATCAGCGCTACAAAACAATACTACTGGTACTCTTAACACGTCAGTTGGTAGGTTATCTTTATACAACAACACAACAGCAAGCTTTAACACAGCAGTTGGTGGTTGTTCTTTATTTGCTAATACAACAGGAGCATGTAACACCGCAGTTGGTGGTTTAGCTCTAGCATCCAACACAACTGGTTTAAGAAATACTGCAACTGGATATGGTTCTCTCCAAATGCAAACAACAGCTTGTAATAATACTGCAAGTGGTTATCGAGCTGCTAGATGTACTACTACTGGTAGTTATAACACCACAGTCGGTACACATTCTATGTTGTATAACACAACCGGTATAGGTAACGTAGCACTTGGTTACGCTACCTTGCAATGTAACACAACAGCTAATTATAACACCGGAGTTGGTTATGCTGCTTTATATGACAACACAACTGGAGCGCAACTAGTTGCTATTGGTAGACAAGCATTAGAAAATAATACAACCGGTAGTAGAAACACCGCTAGTGGTTACTTCGCTTTAGGTGCTAATACAACAGGTACTATGAATGTCGCAGTAGGAGCATATACTTTGCAATCTAATACAACGGGTGCTCAGAATACTGCTAGTGGTGTATATTCTTTACAATTTAACACAACAGGAACTGGTAATACTGCAAGTGGTTATAAATCGGCTTATTTTAACACAACAGGTAATTGTAACACTGCTACTGGGTGGTATGCCTTAGAAAGTAGCAACGGTAGTGATAATACTGCAACAGGTAATCAAGCAATGCGGAATAATCAAACCGGTAATTGTAACGTTGCTGTAGGTGCCCAATCGATGTGCGGTAATACAACTGGTGCTGATAATGTTGCTGTTGGTTATCAATCATTAAAGGCTAATACTAGTAGTAATGATAATACAGCTCTTGGTACATATGCTTTATGTTTAACAACTGGACATTCTAATACAGCTGTAGGTAAGTCTGCCGTACAAGCTAATTCTACAGGTGCCTTGAATACAGGTATTGGTAAGTTCGCTCTAAGTTCAAACACAACAGCTTGTTTTAATACAGGTATTGGTGCGTGTGCTTTATATCAGAATACAACAGGGGCATGTAACACTGCAATTGGTAGTTGCGCTCTAGTATCCAACACAACTGGAGAAATTAACACTGCTATCGGTCACCAGTCATTGTCTAAAAATACAACTGGTAGATATAATACGGCAGTTGGTAGTTGGAGAGCTTTATACTGTAACACAACAGGTTGTAGTCTTGTAGCAGTTGGTCATGGATCGATGTGTTTTAATACTACTGGAGATAATAACGTTGCAGTTGGTTTTGTAGCATTAAGAAATAATACAACTGCTTGTAATAATACTGCAGTAGGTTATTGCGCTCTGTTTAGTAATACAACAGCTAGTCATAACACTGCTTTAGGTAGAACTGCTTTATATGCTAATACAACAGGTGCCTGTAACACAGCAATTGGTGCATGTTCTTTATTTTCTAATACAACAGGTGCATGTAATACAGCGCTTGGTTTTAAAGCGTTGTTATCAAGTACTTGCGCTAATAGAAACGTTGCTATTGGTACTAATGCTTTATGTGCTACTACAACTGGTTCATGTAATATTGCAATTGGTCATGATTCTCTTAGATGTAATACGACAGGCAAAAGAAATACAGCATCTGGTTCATATACTTTAAAAGGAAATACAACTGGTAACCACAACAGTGCTTTTGGTTACGCTGCGTTAATAAACAACAGTACTGGTTCATATAATACTGCTAGTGGTTACAAAGCGGCGACTGGTACAAGTACAGGTAAGTATAATACAGCGCATGGATCGTTTGCTCTTTGTAAGAATTCAACTGGTTGCTGTAATGTAGCGATTGGTATGAACGCCTTACTTTGCAATACTACTGCGCACGATAATACAGCTGTAGGCACTCGATCGCTGGCTACAAATTCGACTGGTGAGCGCAATACTGCGCTTGGTCAGGGAGCCTTACAATGTAATACAACGGGTAGCAGAAACACGGCTATTGGTCGTACGGCTTTAAATTATAATACTACAGCAGATGATAATGTAGCGGTTGGTTATTATGCTCTATTATGTAACTCGACTGGCTGTAAAAACACTGCTTTAGGTACCCTAGCGTTACAAGAAAACACAACAGCCTCTTTCAACACAGCAGTTGGTGTATGTTCTTTATACGCTAATACAACAGGTAATAATAACGTTGCAATTGGTAGAGATGCTATGATCAACAATACTATAGGTTGTAGTAACGTAGTGGTTGGTAGTTCTGCTTTATATACTAATACAACAGGTAATTGTAACACAGCGCTTGGTAGGAGTGCTTTAAACTCTAACACAACAGCTTCATATAATACTGCAGTTGGTGCAAACTCTTTATGTGCTAATACAACAGGAGCTAATAATTCTTCCCTAGGTTTTGAAGCTTTACGAACTAACACAACAGGTTGTAATAATGTTGCTGTAGGTTTGTATAGTTTACTACAAAACACAACAGGTAGCTGCAATACTGCTTTAGGTCATTACTCTTTAAGTGAAAATACAACAGCTGATGGTAATACAGCGTATGGTGCATGTTCTTTATATGCTAATACAACAGGCGCTAGTTTAGTTGCAGTTGGTTATAATGCTTTAAAATCAAGCACATGCGCAAATTGTAGTACAGCAGTTGGTTTTCAAGCATTAATGGATCAAACTACAGGTAGTGGTAATACTGCAGTAGGACAAGCAGCTGGTGAAAATGTTACTACTGGTGTTGCGAATGTTATTGTAGGTGTGAAAGCTCTTTGTACAGCCACATCAGGTAATTATAACACAGCTTTAGGTTATCAAGCACAGAGACAAACTACTACTGGTAATTGTAATGTTGCTGTAGGTTACAATAGTTTGTTATATAACACAACAGGTTGTAATAATACTTCTATTGGTTTAGCTGCTTTATTTACTAACACAACAGCCTCTTTCAACACAGCAGTTGGTGTATGTTCTTTATACGCTAATACAACAGGTAATAATAACGTTGCAATTGGTGCATGTTCTTTATCTTCTAATACAACCGGTCAATTTAATACTGCAACTGGGCGCGCTGCTTTACAAAATAACACTACAGCTGATTACGCTACTGCATTTGGTGGCCTAGCTTTACATAACAACACAACTGGTTCATATAATACCGGTATTGGTTTTCATGCAGCGTCGTCTAATACTACTGGTTTTGGTCAAACAGCTGTAGGTTACCATGCATTAATTTGTAACCAGACTGGTTGCCGTAATACTGCATTAGGTATTTTTGCATTGTGTTGTAACGTATCTGGTAATGATAATACAGCAAGTGGTGCATATGCTCTATATAAAAATACAGGTTCAAATAACTCTGCATTTGGTTTTACAGCATTAATAACTAATACAACTGGTACTCTTAATACAGCAGTAGGCGGTTGTGCTTTATATGCTAATACAACTGGTTGTCGTAGTACAGGTATAGGATTTGAAGCTCTTAAGTCGGCAACGACTGGAGGATTTAATACTGCAGTAGGAACATATGCAGCAAATCAAACGACTGTTGGTAAATGTAATGTTGTTCTAGGTGGTGAGGCTCTGTTCTATAATACTACAGGTTGTATGAATACTGCTGTTGGTTTTAGATCAATGCAATGCAATACAACTGCTACCGGTAATACCGCGACTGGTGCATGTTCTTTATATGCTAATACAACTGGTGCTCAAAATACTGCTAGTGGTGCGTATGCTTTGGCTTGTAATACTACTGCCTCTTATAACACCGCTGTTGGGTGGTCTGTCCTGAGAGCTAACACAACAGGCAATCTTAATGCTGCTTTTGGTCGTACAGCTTTATGTGGTAATACAACTGGTAATCAAAATACAGCGCTCGGAACTCAAGCGATGCAAAGTAACACTACTGGTGATATGAATACTGCAAGTGGATACTTAGCTAGTTATAATAACACAACAGCAAGCCACAATTCCTCGTACGGTCGTCACGCTTTGCGTTGTACTACTACTGGTGGTTATAATACAGCAATAGGTGGTTCTGCTTTATGTCTGAATAATGGTACGTATAATGTTGCGTTAGGCCATTCTGCTGGTATTAATACTACTTCAGGAGCATGTAATGTATTTATAGGAGCAAACTCTTGTGCATGTGTTGCAACATATACAAATACAGTAGCTATTGGTCATGGTGCGATTGCTTGTACTAACAATTGGTTTGAGTTAGGTAACTCTAGTCAAGTAGTTAACTTGCCAGGTAAGTTGAGTATTGGTGGTAGTTGCGGTAATGCAGGTTATGTATTATGTACTGACGGTTCTGGTAATATTGCATGGACATCAATTTCTGGAGCTTCTGGAGGTGTTACTTGTGTTGCTACAGGCAATACTCATGTTGGAGATGGTTCAATGTCTAATGTAGTTGCTCTTTCAGCTATACATAATACAGCATATGGTTATAGGGCAATGTGCAGCTTGACATGTGGTAGCACTAATACAGCAGTTGGTTCGCTCACGTTAGATGCTCTTACAACAGGTAATGATAACACCGCATATGGTTATGCGGCCTTGAGTACTGTAACTACCGGTATTCGAAATACAGCTGTTGGTCGGTCAGCTTTAGTTAATAACTCAGGTAGTTATAATACTGGTATAGGATATAGTGCCTTGGCTTGTAATACATCCGGTGCAGAAAATCAGGCTTTTGGTTATAGTGCGATGTATTTAAATACAACTGGAGGATGTAATGTAGCATTAGGTAACGGTGCTGTAGGTAAAAACACAACAGGTAATCAAAACACCGGTGTCGGTCATAAGGCCTTATGCTCTAATACAACTGGTAATTATAGTACAGCGGTAGGTACAAACTCGTTATATACAAACACAACTGGTAA